TATCCCTGTGGCCGATGGGAAGCTGGACCCCGACTACGCGACGCACCTGTACGAGAAAAATACCAGGAAACGCACGAAGGGGGACGACATCGTCCCCTTGGCTCAAGCCGGCGATTCCGCTGCCGCAGCGGGTGCGGGAGGTGGGGAGGAGAAGCTAAAGGTGCCGGGGTACGACACCAGCCGCGCGCGACGGGAGGCGGCGGAGGCGGGAAAGGCCGAGATGGAACTGGCCGAGATGGCCGGGAAGTTCCTGCTCAAGACCGACGTCGAGAACAGCATCTTTGAGATCGCGCGTGGCCTGCGCGACGGGCTGATCAACTGCTCGCGGCGCATCGCCGCCGAAGTGGCAGCGTGCACCACCACCGAGGCCTGCGAGGCGGTCATCGATCGCGAGCACATCGCGCTGCTGGAGAGCATGGCCCAGGCCTTCGAGTCGCAGCTGGGCCTGGCGGTAGGGGAGGCGGTCGAGGGATGATGATCGCGCCTGCCATCAGTACCATCCGCCCGGCGTTCGGGCGCGGCCTGCGTCCGGATCCCAACTTGCCGGTCGACGAGTGGGCCGACAAGTACATGATCATTCCGAAGACCGCCGGCGCCAGCGAGTACGGCAAGTACCGCTCGAGCCGCACCCCGCACGCGCGCCAGGTAATGCGGGCGCTGTCCCACGTCCATCCGTGCAAGCGAGTCGCGGTGATGGGCGCGTCGCAGATGCTCAAGACCCAGGTGGGCCTGAACTGGTTCGGCGCCACGGTGCACCAGGCGCCGTCGAACTTCCTGTGGATCCTGCCGACCGGCAAGCTGGCCAAGCGCGCCAGCAAGCGCATCGACAAGACCATCGCCGCCGTGCCTCAGCTGCGCGAGCGCGTCGCCGTCCCGCGCGCGCGCGACGCCGTCAACACGATGGACACCAAGGAATACCAGGGCGGCGCGCTCACCATCGTGACCTCCGGCGCCGCCGCCAACCTGTCGGAGCTGTCCTGCCGCTACGTGCTGTACGACGAGATCGACCGCGCCGACGCCAACGTCGACGGCGAAGGCGACACCGCCGCGCTGGCCGAGGCGCGCCAGACCTCGTTCGAGCGCAACAAGAAAGCCTACTACCCCAGCTCGCCGACCACCAAGGACGCCTCGGCGATCGAGACCCTGTACCTGAAGGGCACCCAGCGCGAGGCGCTGGCCGACTGCGTCCACTGCGGCCACCCGCAAACCCTGGTGTTCGAACGGCTGGAGCAGGACGAGGATGGGCGCGCAAGGTACCCGTGCATCGACTGCGCCGCCATGATGTACGAGACCGACAAGACCAAAATGTTCGAGCGCGGCGCTTGGACCGACGGCGTGGCCGGCGACGGCGAGACCGAGAGCTTCACGATCAGCGCGATGTTCTTGCCGTACGGCTGGTTCTCGTGGATCGGCTTGCTGAAGGAGTACCGCGCCGCCGCCAAGAAGCTGGAGGAGGGCAGCGACGAGCTGATGATCACCTTCTACAACACGCGCCTGGCGCGCAGCTGGGAACGCAAGAAGGAACAGACCAAGGCCAAGGAACTGCAGGACCGCGCCGAGCCCTACAAGCTGGGCACCGTGCCCAAGGGCGGCCTGATCCTGACCGCCACCGTCGACACCCAGCCCGACCGCTTCGAAATGAAAGTGGTGGCGTGGGGTGAGGGCATGGAGGGCTGGATCGTCGACTACCAGATCGTGCAGGGCTCCCCCTCCGACCAGTCCACCCAGGACAAGCTCGATGCGCTGTTGCTGGGCCGCTACAAGCACGTCGGCGGCCGTACGCTGCCGATCTCGGCGGCCTTCGTCGACTCGGGTGGCGCCAACACCCACGACGTCTACAACTTCTGCCGCACGCGCCAGCACCGCCACGTGTTCGCGATCAAGGGCGAGTCGCGCTACAACAAGCCGATCATCGGCAGCAAGCCGTCGATGATGGACGTCAACTGGATGGGCCAGACCATCCCGGGCGGCGTCAAGCTGTGGTGGATCGGCACCGACACCGCCAAGGACTACCTGTCGACCCGCTACAAGCTGGCCGGCGGGCCCGGCGCGATCCACTTCTCCGAGGACCTGCCGCCCGAGTACTACCAGCAGCTCACCGCCGAATACAGCGTCGCCGTGTTCAAGCGCGGCCGCAAGATCCATATCTGGGAAAAGAAGAAAGCCGACCGCAATGAAGCGGGCGACCTGATGGTCTACGCGGTCGCCTGCGCCTACTACCTCGGCCTGCACAAGAAAACTGCGCACCAGTGGCAGCAGCTGCGCGACTTCATCGACCCTACCACGCCCGACCTGTTCCAGGAACCACCCGCCGCGCCAGCCGACCAGGCCGATCAGCCCGCCGCCGCACCCCAGCCCACCACCCCAGCCACCCAGCCCACTACTTCATGGCAGACACCGAAACCGCAACCGACCTCGCTTCCACGCCGACCAGCGGGGCGCCAGTGGTAAGCTCGATCTTCGACAGCCCGGACCTGATCGACGCCATCTTCGACTTCGTGGTCGCCGAGTGGCCGCACATGGCCGCCGACGCGATGGCGCTCAAGGAAAGCGTGCGGCGCGAGTTCGCCGGGATCGAGCATTACATCCCGCGCCGCTCGAAGGCCGAGCGTGACCGCATCGCCAACCAGGTCCTCGCGCTGTTCAACGGCCGCAACGCCACCGAGGTGGCGCGCCGCCTGCAGATCAGCCGCTCGTCGGTGTACCGCATCATCAAGACCCCGGGTAAAAAATAACGTCTCAATTTTCCGAGAATTGAGACAGCCGCTTGGGTACCCTCGGCGGCATGGCCCTCACCTCAGCAGACCTTGACGCCCTCGACAAAGCCATCGCCAGCGGCACGCTGGAGGTGGAGTTCGACGGCCGTCGCCAGAAATTCCAGACCACCGACGCCCTGATCCGCGCGCGCGACCACGTCGCCCGCGTCGTCAACCAGGGCACGTCCCTGAACCGTGGTCCGCGCGTGTTCGGCTTCCGCTTCACCACCTCGAGGGGCGACTGATGGCCAACCTGCTCGACCGCATGGTCGGCTGGATCAACCCGCACGCCGGCCTGGCGCGCCACTTCGCCCGCCAGCGCCTGGCGCGCGCCTACGAAGCGGCCAGCCCGCGCGACCCGTGGCGCCCGCGCCGCGCCGGCGCCAGCGCCAACGCCGACCACCAGGCCGACGCCAGGATGTTGCGCACCAAGGCCAGGGCCCTGGTCCAGAACGTACCCTACATCTGGTCCGGCATGGACGGCCTGGCCACCGCCACCGTCGGCACCGGCATCATCCCGCGCGCCACCGGCCGTGAAAAGGACATCCTCAACCCGCTGTTCACCGAGTGGGCCAAGGTCTGCGACGCCGACGGCCGCTTCGACTACTACGGCCTGCAGCGCGCCGCCTACTTCGCGATGGAGCAGGACGGCGAGGTGCTGGTGCGGCTGCGCTGGCGCCGCCCGTCCGACGGCCTGCCGGTACCGCTGCAGCTGCAGCTGCTCGAGATCGACTGGCTCGACAGCGCGCGCATGGGCACCGCGGGCGGCAACCGCATCATCAACGGCATCGAGTACGACGCCCTGGGCGCGGTCGCCGCCTACTACTTGTGGGACGAGCACCCGGGAGAGGTGCAGGTGGCGCGTGGGCGCTCGCAAAGCCAGCGGGTGCCGGCCAAGAACATCATCCACCTGTTCAACCCCGAGCGTCCGGGCCAGGGCCGCGGCTTCACACGCCTGTCGCGGGTGATTGCCCGTACCCGCGACCTGTCGCTGTACGAGGATGCCGAGCTGGCGCGCAAGAACCAGGAAGCGCGCCTGTCGGTGCTCGCCAGCGGCGACTCCAGCGGCCTTGAAAACCCCGCCGCACTTGGCGAGGGCGGGGCTGGCCGCCCTAACGACCTGGGCGAACTGGGCGGCGGCAACATCGTCCATCTGCCGCCCGGGCTGAACATGACCGTGGTCGAGCCCAAGGCGGCGCCCGGCTATGTCGACTACCTGAAGATCAACCTGCACATCATCGCGGCCGGCATGGGCGTGCCCTACGAGATGCTGACCGGCGACATG